CGCCGACGTCGTCAGGACGAAGAGCGTGCACGGCTCGGCGGCGCTCGGTGGTTTTCCAATCGAGCAAGCTCCAGAAACGACATCCGAGAAGGCGCTCACGCTTGATGAGCTTCGTGCGCTCAAGCACACGATCAAAACCACACCACCAGAACAGCTTCAGTCGATGCTAGAAGCCGCGAATGAATCACCCAACCGCTCAGCCGTTTGATCCTGCTCGCCCAGAGCGGCTTCTAAACGAGGTTGACCAGCAGATCGTTGACCACTATCTCCGGTTAGATGCTCGCGGGAACTTCATTAGTCCACCGTCAACGGATGACGAGCTGCACGAGTTCATAGAGCTTGCTCTTCAGCTTCGTATCCCACGGAAGGTGATCGAGCCAGGACACTCCTCCCCGTTCCAGTTCGTGGCTGACCTCTTCTTCGGGCGAGTGAAGAACGCAATCGCTTTCGCCAACCGCAACGGTGGCAAGACGGTTGATGTTGCTGCACTCAACCTCTTGGACATGACCTTCAAGCATGGCTGTGAGGTCGGCAGCGCTGGAGCCACCAAGAAGCAAGCCAAGAAGTGCTACGAGTATTTTCAAGCCTTCATGGAGATGTCCTGGTTCAAGGATCTAGAAGCTCGCTACCAGAGGATCACCGGAAACCAGCTCGTCAAGAAAGCGATCCAAGAGGAAACCTCGTTCGCAACAGGATCCATGCAAGAGATCCTTACCGCGACCACAACAGGACTCCGCTCACCGCACCCCCACAAGGCTAGGATTGATGAGGTCGATGAGATCGACTGGCAGACTCTTCAGACCGGCCTATCGATGGCGCGTAGTTCGAAGGGCATCCGAGGACAGAACGTCTTCACGAGCACGAGGCAACATGCTCAAGGAACGATGCAGCGTCTCCTCGATGAGGCACCCGCCAAGGGCTTCGCTGTCTACGAATGGAACTGCTGGGAAAGTGTGGCGAAGTGCGAGCGTCGATGCGTCGATGATCCAGTGCATGGCGACTGCCCAATCAAGGTCTACTGCCAAGGTAAAGCTCACCACTGCGATGGTTTCTACGAGATTGAAGACTTCATTGACAAGGTCAGAACCCTAGACCCGGAGACGTTCGAAACGGAATGGGAAAACAAGAAGCCATCTCGCGAAAAGCTCGTCTATTCCGAGTTCGATCCAAAGCGTCACGTAATGACGCCAAGCCGACTCTTCGAGATGTTCGGGATGGCTTATCCTTCGAGGGAGTGGAGAAGGACACATGGCATCGACTTTGGAGCCAGCCCAGGTCACCCGTTTGCCTACATCAAAATCTGCCAACTACCTGGTGGTCGGGGCTGGCTGATCTATCACGAGTATGTAGCCGACGCCAAGCTCATGAAGGATCATGCTAAGGCGATCAAGAAGACTCCTCATTGGTCACCTAGCGACCACAACTACGCGGACACCTCTGGCAAGCAAGAACGCATGGAGCTGAAGAAGAGAGGGATCAGGACCAAGGAGGCAGTCAAGGATGTGAAGATGGGCATCGACCACGTTCGAGAACTCCTTCAAGGCGTCCCCCCAACCCTCGCTCCACTCCTCTACGTCTGGCATGACTGCGAGTTCGTCCTCAAGGAATTCGGTCTCTACTCGTGGCCCACTCGACCAGACGGGAAGCCAGATAAGTCTGGTGTCCCTAAGAAGGACCACGACCACAGCCTCGATGCCATCCGTTATGGTCTCTACTCGCTAATCAATAGAGCTACACGCCGTTACACGGCAAGAAAGATGAGAGGCGTATGAAGAACAAAGGACTATGGATGGGGATCGTGATGATTCTCATGCTGTTCACCGGCTGCTGCACGACCTACCCAGGTGAGAGCTACGTCAGTGCCGACGAAGAGACCTACATCTACGCTCAGCCCAAGCTCGAAGAGTGGGCCAAGTTCAAGAAGGAACAGGGCGACGACGAGTGGGAGATGATCGTCAAGAACAAGGGCATCTCGTGGAAGGCTCGTGTTGAGCGAGCGAAGAAGGCAGGTAAGAACGATGAGTGATTTCAAGAAGCTCGCGGGTGGACTCGGAAACGACATCGTTTCCACGATCCGCGAGAGTCTCGGTGACGACTATGAGAACCTGACCGACGAGCAAAAGGAGTCCATCAAGTGGGCTGCTTCGAAGACCATCGAGCTTCAGCTTCGCGCGAAGTCTGGTGAGGACGTTACCGAGAAGCTTCAAGCTCTTGAGTCCACCGTCCGAGACTGGAAGGTCTGGGGCGAGTTCGGACTCGAAGACGCCTTTTGGAAGGGAGTTCAGGAAGTAGCGAAGACTTTCGGTTCCTTTCTCGGAGGCTTTGCTGTCGAAGCCGCAAGCCGCATCGTCCCAGGACTCTAAGGAACCCACCATGAATCCAACCGAAGCATTCGTCACCAACCTCCTCGCGATCTGGAACGCTCCAGAGAACAAGGACATCCACTTCGGGAAGAAAGCTTGGGATTCTCTCAGTCGAGCGATGGTCTTCGCTGGGCAGACGGACCTTGCTGGAGCTGACAAGAAACAGCTCGTTCTCGACATCCTCGCTCTTCTCCTGGAGAAGACAGACTCTCCTGGACCAGATTTCATTGTCGATGCGTTCTTCAAGCAAGTCGCCGACTACGGCATCGATGCCCTCTACGATGCCTTCAAGGGCAAGTTCAACTTCGATGGAGAAAAGTCGTAGCCTTGTGACCAAACCAAAGTCCAGTCCTAGCGGCAGGGTCTTTGGTTCGGTAGGGTGACCCCTGTATGCCGATCCCCGCAGAAGGCGATTTCGCCAGTGGCTTTTCACGAGAGTCCGACTCCACAGCAACTGTGGGGTCGGATGCTGCGCTTGATTTGCGGAACGACGTTAATGCAGCTCTCGGCACGGTATCTACCGCTGAGCACCTGCAAGACGTTGAAGCTCTAGAGCAGACCCACCCCGACTATGACGCGAACGTAGACAAGTGGCTGAAATACCTGGACCTCTATATGAGCCAGGACATCTACCGCTTCATTCACAAGCACATCCGTGAAGACACGTCTCGCTGGGAACAGCGGGTCGCGCGTGGCTACTACTACAACTATGTGAAGACGGTCACCGACCTCTACACCGCGTTCTTGTTCCACGCACCCATCGACCGTGATCCTGGAAAGGACATGGAACTCTTCGAGGACATCTACAAGAACTCGGATCTCGCAGGAACCCTCTGGAATGTCTTCCTCCAGAACGCCTGCACTTTCGCTCAGGTCGAAGGTCACGTCGGGATTCTGGTCGATGCGCCGAAATCACCACCCGAAGGGTTCGAGAGCGAAGAGGCTCGCAAGACAGCCGGGGCTCGTCCCTACCTCGTGATGTTTCACGCTCACCAGATTGTTGACTGGGAGATAGACCGCTTCGGGAACTTCCAGTGGGTGAAGCTCAAGGTATTCCGCCCGATGGATCGGGAGTGGAACGACTCGTCCGAACAGACCAGCGACTTCTATCAGATCTGGACCAAGGAGACTTGGGAGGAGTGGGAAGTCAAGAAGGGCGGGGACGCAGATCAACAAGCGGTTCGCTCGGGTGGAGCACCGCACAACCTAGGCGAGGTCCCTTTGGTGATCGTCAAGGTTGACAAGCATCCGACCCACTCTTGGTTTGGACAGTCATCGGTCAAGGACATTGCCGACATCAACATCGCGATTCTGAACTGGGCCAGCCTTGGTGACGAGGAGATCTTCGAGCGCTGCTTGAACATTCTCGCCATGGAGCGCGGCGAAGGTGACGCACCCGCAGAGCTGTCCCACGCCAACGTCCTGGAATACGAACCAGGCACCAACATCCCCACCTACTTGAGTCCCGGTGCAACTCCCCTGGAGCTGATCGCCAAGTGGATCGCTGGTGGACAAGATGAGATTCGTCGGCTGGCGAAGCTCAACATCTCCACTGGGCTCGGTGACGTGCGCCAAGCCTCGTCCGGTATTGCTAAGGCATTCAGCTTTCTCGAAACCAACCAGAGCTTGGCTGGGAAGGCTTTGGGTCTCGAACAGACCGAGACCCGACTCCACATCCTCCTCTCAAAGTGGATGACCTCTACCTTTGATGGCTCTATCGCGTATCCTCGTGAGTTCGGCGTTGAAGATTTCCTCACGCTGTTTCAAGAGATGGATATGGCGCGCAGCAGTTTCACGTCGGAGACTGCGATCAAGGAAAAGGAAAAGATGCTCTCTCGAAAGGTCTTCGCCTCGCTCCCGATGGAGCTACGGAAGAAGATCGAGAAGGAGATCGACGAAGCAGATACGATGATGCCAAGCGTTCAAGGAGCGTTCGGCATGATTCCTCCCGGCACCCTCATGGGTGATCCTGAGCCGGAAAAGAAGGAAGAAGACGGGGACGAAGAGTCCAAGTCCAAGTCAGGATCACCCCCGAACCGCTCGGACAGCGGGAAGGCAACTGGAGCCGGTAATCCAGGCAACGCAACCGCTGCGTAAAAGCGGGAGGTTTTATGTTTCTCACAGGTCTACTCCGATACCTCTACTTGGCACCTGAAGGTGACCCTGCTGGTGGGGCTCCACCCGCGCCCCCGGCTCCACCCGAGCCTCCGAAGTCTTACTCCCAGAAGGAGAAGGACGCAGACGAAGCCAAGATCCGGCGCAAGTATGAGCGCCAGATCAAGGAGCGCGAGGCTGCTGCTGCAAAGCTGAAGGCAGAGCATGAAGCCGCATTGGCGAAGCTCTCCACTCTCTCCAATCCTGCCCCAGCTCCAGGTGCTCCTCCTGCTGACCCAGCGAATCCTCAAGCTGGGAAGCTCGAAATCATGGAGGCTCGCTACCAGCGCGAGCGCGAGGAAG